GATAAGAATAAAATACAAACTTATGTGAATTTTTTTTAATAAAATCTATAAAGAATTTTTTATCTAACATAAAAGCTTACTGGAAAATGTATACGGTCTTTTGATTCATAAGTTAAAACTTTAACATCTTCTATTATAAATGGACATTTTTTTGTGGTTATAATCTTATCAAGGGAATCAACCCATAACCATTGGTCTTTATATTGTTGGTATGTATTGGAATGAACATGATTCATTAAATTTCTTTTATCTAAATTAAGTTCATCTGGAAAATCACAATCTTTATTATGAAAATCTCCAAGGAGTATTGTATTATCATCAACAAGGTCCATCACTTCTGAAGCTTGACTTATTTTTATTGATTGTGGTATAATTTTATCTGGGAAAGATATTCCAGCATTAATAAATTTAATCCCATCAATATAAGTTATTTGATAATGCTTCCCTTGATTAGGATTACTTCCAGACCAATTTTGAAATTCATATGTTTCTACTTCAATGGGTTCTTTACTTACTATACAAAGACCCTTTTCTTCATGCCATCTATTTAATTCATCTATCTTAGCAAAATTCTTTATATATTCTGTATGAAATTTCCAATCATAACCATTATCTACTGGACATCTTTGAACAAACATATAATCAAATGTTTCTTTGATTAAATCTTTATTAAAATAAGTTTCATCCGAACATTGATATGAAATTATTTTCATTCTTCTTCCAAGCAGTCAATTATAACATCTCTCATTGTTTTATTTCGTGCATAAAAAGCTATAGACCACCTAGGCTCATTAGTCATAGCACAATGAAATGTTGACTTATCACCTGGTCCATACCAACCAGTCTTACAGCTCCAACCAGGTCTATCATTTATAGTATGTACACCACCTGTTTTCCAATTCCTATATCTATAAAAGGCATCTCCACCTTTACTCCAATTAAATAATACGGTATATCCTGGAGCATCTCTATTGTCATGCCAACCTATATAACCATCTGGTGGATAATAGCAAAGTAAAGCATTTTGTTGAACACCTAGTTCTCTAGCAAAGTTATATTTAACATCATCTGCAAAATCTCTCCAAGGTCCTTCAATAGGTGAACCATATAGTACACCTATGTCAATGCCTTTAATAATTTCTGGAGGTCCTTCAAATCTATCTTCTGAAGCTTTGTTTAATACCCTTTGAAGATAATTTTTTGAGGTTGCGTAGTGTTTATTTAATTTTTCTGTTGGAACTTGGTCACCTATATTTCTTTCTTTAATATCTAATAACCGCATATCAAGACTATTAATGGTATCAATAAAACCATTAAGTCTATTTAATATCTCTTTATTACGTAATAATACTTCTCGCATCTATAGGGTCCTTTAGTGGTAACGTATAATGCCATATAACAATTTCACCTTCACATTCATCTTCCTTATAAAGGTGTACAAAGTTAAACCTAGCGTCATCTTCATAGATATTTATATTCAAATCAGAATATTCATTTTCAGTTAACCACCATAAAGTTAATTGGTCCCAAGTAACTAATCTTTCTTTTGGTTCAACACCAGGCCACCACGTACCTTTACGTTGTTTATGGTATAGTTCCCACCACCTATCCATAAATTTAAGAACCTTTGGTGTTGATTGATATCCAAAGACACCACCATGTAACACCATTTCACCACCTATAAACTTAGCTATCTTACCAGCGTATGGTCTTATATTAGTGAATATTAAATCAGAATCAAAATCAAACATTTTAGACACATCCTCGTGCATCACACAAGTGTCTGCATCTAAATATACTGTCTTATCAAAAGGGGTTTTGGATAGAGCCCAAAGCTTTGCTCTTGTATGTGATATTGCATCATGTACCATAAATAATTTATCGCATCTTGAATCATCATTAGTCCACTCCTTATGAGCAAACAAAGCGATATTAGCATCAGGCATATAGTCAAGCAGTGAATCAATGAGTAAATGAGCTGCTTCATAATACTCATAAAACTGACTTGCTATAATTATGAATCCATTATTTTTTCTTTGTGGACTTTTTTGCTGCAACTTTCTTAGGGGCTGATATTGGAGTTTGTGTACTTTCTAATATGATTGCTGCAGCATAAGCATGTATCTCAACCATATTTGTTGCTTTACGAATTTTAGCTTTTAAAGTTCTATTTTTAGATTCTGAAACTTCTTTAATTTCAAAAGCATCAACTTTAGCAGCAAATAAAAGTTCATTTTTTCTTTTATCTTTAGCTGATTTTATTTGAGCTATTTCAGCGGCTAGGTTTGCCTTCTCGCCATCGGTTACTTTTTTAGTATTATCTTCAATTTCAGGAGCTTTAAAAACCTTTTGGATTTCTTTCCAATCTGGATTATCTTTTTCTCCATCAGGGGTATTAGCTACAGATGCAGTAACACATGTACCATCTTCATTTATGATATCAACTACTATTATCTTTTTTGAATTATCCGCGTAATACGGATTTTGAAATTGTCTTGCCATTATTTTTCACCTTCATTTTATTAATATAAAATTATTTATACTACCAGTATTTCATTATGTTTTCCACCAGTTGTCTTGATATTCTATTCCAGTAGCTGGGTCAATATCTTCATGTGCGGCTGACCAACCACCAGTTAATGCTGGAGCTAAACTACTATCAGCTTCAAGAGCTGCTTTTAAATTAGCAGCTGTATGTGTACGTACTAATGCCACACCATTTCCAACTGTACCCGTGGCTACAGCTTTTCTACCTGAAGTTAAGTGACGGGACTCTGTCCAGTTTTTACCATCTCTCCAAGTATTATATTCGGCCACAGTAGTTAAAGCCGGGTCCCAATTAGTTCCATTTGAATCTAAAAAGTCTTGTAATGCTGCATCTACTGTTGTAAATGTTGCATCAACTTTTGAGTATGCTGTGGTTGCTTGATGGTCTGCCATGTTATGCCGTCCTTAACCAAAGTTTCATTGTTGATACTGTGTCTGTTGATGCTAAAATAGTAGCACCAACGTATGTACCAGTATATGTACCCGTATAGTTTCCTGTATAATCACCAGAGTATGGACCTACCTGACGTCCAGAATAAAACGTTGAATATGAACCAGTATATGTTCCTGTATATGTTCCTGTATAATCACCAACATAGTTTTGGTCTGCACGTTGATATCTTATATCAGAAAAACCATCACCTTGTTGTTGCCATGTACCTGAACCAGGAGCTGAAGCAGCTAATTGATATTTACCAATACCTGTATCAACAATAGATTCTTGATACATTTCTACTAAGTCATTAATCTCAGCATCAGATAATTCACTTAATCTACTATTACTTGCATCCCAACCTATTGGACGTGTAGCAGTTGTATTAGAACCGGTTGTTCTCTTCCAAAGTTTAGTTTGTGTGGAAACAGTATCCACAGCTAATTTGTTACTAATTGTGGCAACTGCTGTCCATGTACCTGTGCCTGGAGCAGATGCTTGTAGCATATATGCACCTACACTACCTGCAGCAATTTTAGCATTAACTCTGTCAACGATATCACTTCTACACTCAGCATCGGTCATTTCAATAAGACCATCATAAGAACCCGAATCATATTTAACTGCCATTGGTCTCCTTGTTGGAGATGGAGTTAAGTCTGTTAAGTTTTGTCTAAAGACATAGTTGTCTGTATGGACGGTTGTGTTAGCCGGGTGAGTTCCCTGTGCTTGGTCACGTCTTGTGTCTGCGAATGTACCAATGTCTGTCCAGCCAGACTCAGCATTCACTGCAAGGTGTCCAGTATTATTAGAAGTCATTCCTGAAAAATGGTCCAGTATTAAATCTACATTATCATCTATTTCTGCAGCACTCATTTCCTTTAACGAGGCTGACCCATTCCATTTAATCGGTTTTGGCATAATTTGTTCTCCTATCTCCTATAGTATATATACGTCTTAGAACGTTCCACCATCAATAGTTCCGCTAGCTTGTGGAACTCCGGTTGAACTAAATCCTAAATGTTGATATTGTGTGCCTGTGATATAACTTAATGCTGTACCACCTGCGTTTGATACCCAGTATCCATTTCCAGTATGTGAGCTTACTCCTGTACCACCATCTGTTATCGGAATATCTGTACCAGTTGCGTGATAAAGTATATTACCCTCAATGGATAATACACCTGCTGAGCTTCTTGCTAAAGTTGAATCAGATGCGTGACCAATATTTACTGCTGTAAAGTGAGGTGAATCACCTGTGCCCACACCCATAGATGTTCTTAATGTTCCACCTGTTTCTAATACAAAGTTAGAACCATCGCCTACAATCATTCCACCATCAGTTACTGCTAAACCAGCAACATCTGCTAGTTGAGCATCATATGCTTGTACATCTGAACCAATTGCTACACCTAAATTTGTTCTAGCGCCTGAGGCTGTTGAGCTTCCTGTACCACCATGAGCTACCGCAACGTCAGTACCTTCCCATACGCCTGTACCAATAGTACCAAGGGTTGTAATAGTATTTTGACCAACATAGTCTGTAGCAATAGTGATAGCATCTGCTGAAACTGTAATTTTTCCGGCTGTACCAACCGCATCAATGGTGTTACCACTCTTGGTTAAACCATTTCCAGCTGATATTTGACCAGCACCAGAGAATTGTTCAAAGGTTATTGAAGTAGTACCAAGGGTTACTGCACCATCAGTAGATAATACATAACCATTATCGGCATTTGCAGTACCCTCTTCGGTAAATGTAAATGCACCTGCAGTTAATTCAGAAGCTGCATCAGCATCTGGAGTCCTAGTCAATACAAATACTGCTGAAGCACCACCTGTTGCTGTAACTTTATAGAAACCATTTTGTGCTGCTGCTGCCTGGTTTTTAACAAGAACCCTGTCATCTACTGCAACCGCTATACCATCAACCGTTAATGCACCATTAGAATCACCTGTTAATGTACCATTACTATTATTGTATGTACAAGCAGCTAGTGCAGCTGCTGTAGCAACTCTTACGGATTTTTTAACATCAAGTCCATTTGCTACTGAGTCAACATATGCTTTATTTGTAAGTGAATCTGTAGTAAATCCAGCTCTTCCAGCATATCCAGAAGGAACTGTGACCGTACCTGTGCCATTTGGTGTTAAATCTAGGTTGCCGTTCGCATTAGTTGTTGTAATTGCATTGCCATCTAATGTTAAGTTATCAACATCAATAGATGTAATTCCATTTAGGTCAGTGATTGTATCACCTAAAGAGGTATCATCACTACCAATTGTTATACCATCATTTACTAGTTTAGAGTTTGCAATTGAACCAGCTAATTGAGCATTTGATACACCTAATGCTTTAATTGTTACATCACCTGATGAAGTATCAAATGAGGCTGTATTAAATGTTGCAACACCCTTATTACTATCTGAAGCATCCTCACCAGCAATTGTAATAACATTATCTGTTACTGTAGTATCAATACCTTCACCACCAGTGTATGTTATTGTTTCACCGGTATTTACTGTATCATTTGAACCTGAATCGGCTGCAATACTTAATGTACTTATTACTGTAGCAAATGTTAGGTTACCTGAACCGTCGGTTTTTAAGAATTGACCATTTGTACCATCCGATGTTGGATGTGATAAACCATCAATAACGACTTTACCTGAGCCGTTTGGTGTAATGGTAATATTACCATTTGAATCTGTACTTGTAATGGCATTGCCATTAATATTTAAATTATCTACATTTAAATTGTCAAGTTTTGAACTTGCATCTACTACTAGTGCAGAGGACGCTGTTAACGTACCTGCTGTGTGGTCCAACATATCTGTGAAATGCTGTCCACCAATTACTCGTGCTACTACATCCGAACCCGATGTTTCGCCAATGAATAACTTATCTGAACTAAATGAGTAGGCTTGCTCACCAACGGATAATGCATCTGTCGCTGGTGACCCAGTGGCTAAACTATATTTAGTTACAATGACTGTTCCTGCCATCCTATATCTCCTTTATGTTTGCCGAGTCACCCATTAAAATGTCCCGCCGATTAATTTTAAATTACTATTTGTATCTTGTATATCTCCCCTGACCTTAAAGGTCCCAGCAGTACTATCCCATTGTATTAATGAACCATCTGCTCTGTCTGAAGTATCTACATCTGTTAATGCAGCCAATGTGGTTGTCTCCCCAGAGATGCTAATGTTCTTAGCCATAATGACTTTCTTTTGTGTACCAGCGCTTCGATATCCTCTATTTGCTGTTATCTTTCCTTGTAATGCCATTATATTTGTGTTACTCCTGGATTAATAGTTATTTGCCCTTCGACAACTCTAGTTTTTACACCACCATCATCGGTTACCTCTACATCATATAAATATCGACCAGCCTTCATTCCCGCTGTGGTCGTATTTGACAACTTGACTGTAATTATACCTTGACCGGCATTAGTTATAGTCGATGTAAAATTCGTTGCAGTACTAGATGCATAACTTTTTCTTATCTGTCCTGCTACTGTATAATCTGCTAGGTTAGCAACATTGCCTGCTGCATCCTCTACCTGAATTTCAGCACTATAATCTGCCCCTTGGTCCACACTTAAATTACTTAATACTGCCATTTACTAATACCTATATTTATAATTTTATTCATTTAGAACAACTGATTGCCTGCTACATCAAAAACATCAATCTTGGTAGCTGCCGCAGCTGTTGTTGCTATACTTACCGAACCTAAGTTTGTCATTGTAGCAGAACCTGTTACCGCTCCTGTTAATGTTATGGTTGGGTCTACTACATCAAAGTCTAATGTGTTATCACCAGATTGATATGTTACTGCAATACCTGATTCAGTATTACTTGATACCATTGCTCCAACAAGAGCATGGACTTGAGCATCAAATCCTGTAATATTAGCTACAGTATGAGCATGGCCATTATCTGCTATTGCTAAATCTATTTCCCCATTAGTATCATCGTATGTAGCTGAAATTCCACCTGCCTCAGTATTACCTGTAAACATTGCACCCACTGTGTCCTCAAATACTTCTCCAGCTGTTACAAATTTTGTCGCTAAGTCAACACCAGCATAGCTTAATGTGGTTGCATTTAAATTACCAGATACATCTACCTTATGCGTGGCATGTGCTGTTGTACCAACACCAATTCTTTGGTTTGAGTCAACTGTTACTGCCGTACCCGAACCAGTACCTAATGTTAATTTAGTAGCAGCACTTACACCAGCTGTTGAACCACTTAGCCCAGAGCTTGGAGTAATAAGTGTGCCGGTCATTGTATCACCGGCTACTGCTACATAAGTTGCACCAATTGCTGCAATATCAGTTGTATTTGTATTTGTTTCAGTATGAACTTCGTTAACAGCTGCAACTAAGTTAGTTGCTGAAGTAGCAAGTGAACCAATTGTACCAATATTTGTTGTAGCGGTTGTTACTTCTAAATGTACTTCTTCAATAGCTGGAGCTAATGTCTGTGCTGAAGTAGTCATATTAGTAGCACCAGCCTTACCACCATCAAAGGCATATTGAGCATTAAGAATAGCAACTAGAGTAGTTTCATCACCATTATATCCAGATAAGCTTGAACCTGCTAAGTTAATACCAGCAGTATTAGCAATAACACCAATATCTGAATGGTTCTTATTAATTGCTTCAAGCATTGTATCATAAGTACCACCTGCATCCCATAAAGCTTCAACACCAATAATAGCATCAATGGCTTCTGTTCTAGTCTCATGGTCTGCTAATGCAGCGATAACATTTGTTGCACCCGCTAATGGTTCAGTTAAATTAGTAAGGTCACCAACAGCTGTTCCCAACTCATTGGTCTTAACTCTCCATTCCTCGAATGTATTTGCTGTTGTTACATTTACTGTTGCCATATTATCTCTCTATTAATTGTTTTAACATATCTTTAATTTCAGATACGTCTTGTTCTACTTTATTCAATCTGGCTTCTTGCACTCTTTTTTCTTCTTGCAAAGCTGCCCTATTTGCTGTGTGTATCTTACCTCCACTCATATTTATAATAGCACCTGAATTCGTGTCTCTCATTAAATTAGTATGTCCTTCTACTGGTATATGCATTAGTAATTATATGATGTCCCACCAGTATCAGAACTATTTAAAATTTGTTTAAATAAATCTTCGTGTTGTTCCATTATCTCCTCATCTACTTTTAACATATCATCCATTTGCTCTCTAAGTTTTTCTTGTTCTCTTTCTAGTTTATCAACCTTATCATCAAGTACCGCTTGAGTAGTGGACAAACTAAATGTTTGTGTCATTGTCCAACCACCCAAAGCTATAAGCAATCCAAGAAGCAACATTACAATCTGGTCTTTCATTATACTTGAAGAGCTATAGCCCTAAGTTGTTGTACCTTAGGTATATCAGCTGTATTAGTAGACCTCATTACAATCTTTATTGCAAACAATGTAAATGTTGCTGCAGGTGTAATAGTATATACTGTCTCGTTATAATTATAGCCATCTGAGAATGAAACGACACTTAAATCATTTGTTGCTAATACCCATGCTCCAGTATCAAAGGTTGATAAATTATTACCAGTCTTATAATATACATCAATGAATGTATTATTCGGACGATGTAAATCCATAATTAGTTTAATTCCATCTGATGTACTTTGTAATTCAACTGTCTTAGTTACATATTTTGCTAAGTTAGCACCACCAGCTGCTGCAGTTTCACCAGATGTTACATTATCAATTCTATTTGAAATAGTAATTAATGAACATCTTTCCATATCAATCACTGGTGATAAGTAACTATTGGTTGAAGTAAATGTAGCATCAAGTTGTACTGTATGAGTTGCACCTGCTTTAATTACTTTAGCACTTAATGGTGTATAATCTTCATTTGCAACAATCGCTAATGCAGTTGACCCGATACTTGTACCATTACCTTCAGCTGTATCTTTAATTGTATATGATGTTCCAGTATTAGGTAATATAAGTTCTTGAATAACTGGCTTAAGTGTATTCCATGCTAAACCTTGTGTTGCTTGACATGCCGCACCACCACCAATACCTGTAGAACTACCTGTACCATCTGATACAAATGTATATGAATCTCTTGTGATTGCAGTAATTGTATGTGCTTTATTTAAATGAGTAGTAGTATGACCATTAACCGTTGCTGCAACTCCAGCTATAGTAACCGAATCACCAACAGACATTCCATGGTCTCTATGAGCCACAGTAACATTTTGTGAAGTATCAGTTGTTGTAATTGGATTATTCCCTAATGCTCTTGAAGGCAACGCAGAATTTCTAAGTACTGCATTACGTGTGGTAGTATCAAATTCAGCTCTATGTAGTACAAATGTTAAGTCTTTACCTTGTTCTGCTGTCCATGTTGAAGCATTTGCTGACTTAAATAATACACCGTTGTATGGTTGTTGTGAAATTCTATTACCACTTTGGTCTTCACCACCAACTTCAGCATAGCGTACAGTATAGTCATTTGAATTAGCAAGAATAACAAATGCATATTCAATACCATCTTGTAAGAATACCGGTGATGGGAATGTAAATGAAGTGGCTGTACCATCTATATTTACTGAACCAGGATTAAGTGTTACATCAGAGAATGGAACAACTGTTTGAGTTGGGAATCCATTTACCATTTCACGTATCTGTACTTGTACAGGTATAGCAGCATCTTTACTTGCAAAGTAAAGGTCTAACTTCGTAACAAATTGAGCTTTATCGAATAAGAAAGATTGTGCTAATGGGTCTGAGTATGCCACATTACCAGAAGAAACATTTGTTCTTTGTATACGCGGAATACGTGTTGAAACAATAACGTTCTCTCTTGTTTCAATCATTCCAGCAGCTGTGTAATCTGCTGTTGCTGATGTACGAGCTAAAGCTTCATTATTAGTAGAGTCTGAAGTCAGTCTAAATTCTTTTGTTCCTGCTGTAAATTGAGTTGTACTATTATTAGGTACTAAGAATGAACCTGATACAGCACCATTTGCATCAGTCGTTAATGCTCCAGCACCATCTGGGTGAGCAGTCACACTATTAATACCTACGAGAGGTGTAAAACCTGGTTGAGTTTCACTAACATAGTCTGCTACAGCTACACCATCAAAGAATGCGTAAACAGTAGTATCTGGTTTCATACGAGTTGCGGTAAAGTGTACAAGTCTTGACCTCATATATGGGACAAAGTTAACTTCTACTACTCTATCACCTTGCTCAACTCGTGATGTTTCAACTGCGATAGTTGTTTGAACACCTGACCTTGATTTACCAGAGATTTGTCGGTTACCACTTACCCAAACTCTTGACCAAGAACCTCTCTTTCTATATGAATTTCTTGGGCCTTCCCAACCACCTGGAGTATATTGATTGTCCCAATGACCACCGCCACCTGACCAGTTTGTTGTCCATGAACCCCATACAGTACCAAGTTGAGGTTGTAATGCTTGTACCATAGCATCAAATTCACCATCATTATTAATAACAACTTCAGGTCTACGTTCAATATCCATCCATTCATCAGTTGAAGGAGATAATGCCATTGAACCAGTCCAATTAAAGACGTTATAAGGGTTAACATTAACAGTTCCTGAATACTGTGTTTGTGTAATTGCTGCAGTATTAGTATACGGTAATGTTACCAAGTCACCAGTTTTAACTGTGGTTGATGTTGCATGATGTTCTAATCCAGCATTACCTTGAGAAAATCCAGGTCGTAGTGTACGGTTAGCTATATCAACAGAAGCTCTGAACTCAGCAGAATCATTTCTTGACATACGAGTATTTGCAAAACCATCAACTAAATAACCAGCTTTCCATCTTGGATTATATGGTGATGCTGTATCTAAAATTTGTGTATTTTGTGCTTCAGTTTCTAAGAAATTTAAAGCAGTATAATATTCAACTTGATTTAATCTTGTATCAATCCTTCCGATATCACGCATAGTATAACGACGTTGGTCAATAAATTCAATACCAACTTCTTCAGTGGTTAATGTATATGGAGGAATGCTTAATGTAAATAAATGCATTGCATCACTTGGAATGGCAGGAACTCCAGGGGTTCTGTCTGGAATACCTTCGGCAACACCGAAATTACCTTTAGAATCTAAATATATTTTGTCCATTCTTGGTAAGTAGAATTGAATATCAGTTTCAAATTGTGAATATCTTGTAGGAGCAAACGCTGTTTGAGCACCTGTTCCTGTATAGTTACCACCAGTATTATCCATTCTTGGTCTAAAGTCAACTGCACTTCTTAATTCTTGGTCATTATATTTAGGAATGTCTTCGTAATCAACCTGTCCAGTATATGAATCAACTGTAAAAAAGTCACCAGCTGAATGTGAGAAGTAGTCATATGTAACAGTAAGTGCTACAGCTGCAGTATAGTTAGATGTAGACTTTAATGTAATATGACCAATACCATAATGAGTATCTGTTTGACCATTATCTAAATCAAAGTGTTCAGTTACATCAGCACCGCCCGAAGTTTCAGTAATAGATACTATACGATATATATCTGCATGACCAAGAGCATTCGTAGTACCTGGAGTACTAAAATCTGCTCCTGCATTTAGTGAAGTAGACTGATTAGTAACTAATGTTTTAGTCTTTTGGTCTAATGTACGCACCATTGGAGCGATTAACCTAACGGTATCACCTACAGCAGAAGCTGGTAAATTAGCAATTACAACACTAGGAGGAGATGCACTATTATCAATTGTAATATCAGTCGTAGTTACTTCTTCACCACCAACTGTTGAATCAGTATCGTTTATTAGAATCCAATTTGTATTAAGTGATTTAGAACCAAATTGTTCATTAGCAGCAACCGCAGTAAATGTAGCAGTATTTGAACCTGATACAGTAGCTGAACCAACTATACGATTAGTCTCATATCTATAGTTAAAATCAGTTGTACCATCTGTTTGGCTATTACATGTTTTTATTCTTTCGTAAGGTAAATCATATACTAAACTATCTGGACCAAGGTTATATGCCGTGGCTGCACCACTGTCTGCTATTGTTGCAGCAAAGGTTGTACCTGCCGCGGTACCTTCTGAATCATCTAGTTGAGTTGCATCTGTCATTGTACCAGTAAAATCAAATATATGAATTCTATATCTATCTGTATTTACACCACCATTACCACTTACACGTTCAATTGACCGTGCACGACATGTACCAATCTCTGTACCACCTGAATTTTCAATACTAATTTTACCAAATGTAGTAATGTCAGGTGTGCCAGTCATATGCGTAACTTCAATATAGTTATTATGTGTTATCTCTGTAAGTTTATCTGTAACTAATTCTGATGTTCTTGCTTTATTAAAATGAACATTATTAGTTCCTAATTTCTCTATTTCATAACCTCTTACATAAGCTTTTGAAGGGCCAACTGCAAGAGATAGTTTTGTAGCATCAGGAGTATCTGCCTGATGTGTTTTGACAATAGCTGGAAAAGGATTAACATAATAGTTACCTGATTCATCGAACGTTCTACGTGCTAACTCATCTTCTAAAGCATTATAATCAGGGGTCCGTGCATTCTTTGTAATAACACCAGACTCTAATCTAGCTATAAGAACAAAATTACCTGTTGTTGCATTAACTGCTTGAGAAGATAATGCTGCTGTAATAGAATAACGGTGTGCACCAGGTGCGGACTCATTAGGAGTACCTGTGGCATTATCATTTAATGATGAATCACTACCTGAACTAACAAGAGCTTCTGTAACGAGTAAGCCTATATCAAATGATACATCATAAGTATATTTGGATAATACAATTGTCTTAGCTTTAGCTGTGACAAAATGTTTCTTAATATAGTATATACCATCTTCCATAGATACTATTGAACCAAAACCTGTAGCGGCAGATGCTTTTACTTCAGCTGATTTATTAACTCCATCTGTTATAGTTGCATTATCAGCAAATATAGTACCAGATGTATATTGCACAAATATTGTAATTGGGTCTGAGCCTTCGGCTAAAACTGCATGAAGAACTTTTGCTTTGTTTGTACCATCAGTAAACTCAGTACCAACTAATTCATCAACAGTATCACAGTATGAATTAACCGAATCTAATTTAACATAGTCAACTTTATTATGAAGGTGAACCGCACCAGGCACAACAACCGAACCATCCTTAAATATATTGTCTCCCGCAGAAGATATTTGATGTTGTAACTGTGTTTGTAGCTGAGTTAACTCTCGTGCTTGTACAGCCTTACCGGGTCTAAATAATATCCTTTGATATTGTTCTTTAGGACTAAGCGTATTACCTGAAGCTACGCTTTCAAAATCGTCCCAGTATGGTTCTACGTTAAATGCTATTGCCATTTTTCTTCCCTATTAAAATGCGATTACTAATCTTACTGTTTCTACTTGCCCATCAGCCCTCGTGGTTGCCGTCCTATTCTCAATAAACATTACCTCACCTGAATGATGATTAATTAAAGGAACTCCTACTGCCGTACAATCTTGTCCTGCAATTGATGTTCCATCCTCACGGATATTATCTGAAGCAGTGAATGTACCAAAACCAGTAGTTTCGTTTTGTATATAATATATAATACCATTTACTGAATCATATTCTACAACCATGCCCTTAGCACCTGTTACAGTACCTTCAACTATTTGGTCAGCTGGGAATGATACTCCTGTTGCTACAGTTAAGCTCTTACATGTATTATATGCACTTGCTTCTGCAACTTGAGCAATAGTACCCGAACCACTTGATGTAGTAGCAATGGCTTTAAATACTTCTCCAACCACTGGGTCACCACTTGTTGAACCTGCAGTTTCCCAATGCGCATCGGTAGATGTACCCATTGTTAAAATCTTATAAAAGTTACCAACTACCATTGAGCCAGAAGCTGAAAGAGTTGCTGTCTCATTAGCTTGTTCAATTGGATTTTTAATAAGAGCCAATTGTCTAAAGTCATTTGAATCAGGAATTGTACCCGATTCATCACCTGTAAATGTAGTATTAATTGTTACATAATGTGAACGTAAATCATTAGTTGGGTCTGCACCAAATCCACCTGGAGGACCAATCACTGGTCTTACCGCACCACTTGAACCACCGCCACCTGTTACTGTAACAGTAGCGTGGGTATATCCTGTGCCAACATTAGTCATTGTGATATCTGTAATAGCTCCACCAGATACTGTAGCTGTAGCTGCAGCACTTGCACCATCACCGACAATAGTCAATGTTGGAGCTGAAGTATATCCAGTTCCTGCTGTTGTAATCTTCATATTATATATTGCACCATCAACTGCGTTAGTCTGTACACTATATTGATTAACTAATGCTGTGTCAGAACCTCCCGGAGGTGAAGCTTTAATATGTCTTGTTGGTATGAATGATGCTGTTAAAAACTTAGTTACATCAGATGTTGGGACTGTAAACATATATTTCCATATATATCCATCTGAGCCTGAGTGATTAATAACACCTGATGTTTGAACACCAGTAGTGTCTGGGTTTGTTGTACTTGTTCCTGAACCAGCCTTTAAACACATATATACATTATTGTTATCTGAGATAACAAAGTATTTTTTGCTTTCTATGTTGGTGTCTTGGTCATCATATTCTACATAAGTTGTACCAGAAACCCAAAGATTTCTTGGTGAACAATGAATAATATCTGTACTAGCAATCTTCTTCATGGCAAACATATTTTCCCACAGAGTATTTGATGCGTAGTCATTTTCATATGGGGTGTCTGGAACCGTATCATCAGTCCATGCATTAGGCCGTCCCAAAGCCATGTAGAATTGATTGTCCGCAAGACTAGCTAAGAACTTATTAGTTGTATCTAATCTAAATTTGCTAGTTATTATTGCTGCCATGTCTTTTCCTTTGTTTTATTTATGAAATCACGAGTGAACTTGCTCCACCCATTCCGAATTGTAAACCTATATTGTTATTTATACTATCTTGCACTGTATATCGAGCAAAATCACTGTTTGGACCTAAATATCTAAACTTCATATTGTCCCAATGATTCCACATGCCTATTCTACCACCACCTGAACCAATATTATAAGTTTCATTTGTAGTTAATGGTGTGTGTGTCCAACTTATTTCATATAAATTTGAATTGAAATTTACTGGTCCAACTTGGAATGCACCTATATTAAGATTAATTTTACCAGCTGTTGGTAACCAACCATATAATTGTGTTGGTATACCTGAAGTTAATAACTTAACTAGTATTGCAATCTCACCAAAGAACTTAAATCCTGCTGGGTGAACTAATCTTGTAAATGCATTTTTCCAATCTGCTATATTTTTACCAGTCCTAAGAACATATGAGAATTGCTGATAATAATATGAGTCTTGTATGTATTTTTTATCTGATAAGAATCCATCATTGTTAGTAAACAAACCCTTTGGATATGTTTTAACCACATCACCGTTTGATAATGCGCTTGTAAATGTTAACTTATATTTAGTTGTATTTGATTCTGAATATACAGCCTCAGCATAATCTGTGACTGGTGTTTGATATACATTATTGACAAATACCACATCATCATCAAGGTATATTCCATTACCACTATCATTATTTCCACTAACTACTGTTGGTGTGCCACTAATTGTGATTACATTTGTTGGTGTATATGAGGATTGATTACTTTGAATATCAGTTGCTTGGTCTGTCCAGTTTCCATCTGATGGTTCTAATAAATCTACAAATGGAAAATATGTTTCAACCTCATCATCATATATCATTCTAAAAAATGCTGTAATAGATTCTGGTGTACCCCTACTTCTATAAAATTCAATAAGCCTCTTATAAAACATCCTTGGGTCTGTAGCAAAGTCACGTGGTACAGCAGTACCAATCTCATTTTGAAGTTCTGAAAGGAGACTATCTTCTACAAAATCAATATCTCTTTGGATATCTAATGCATTAAGATAAAATCCTGATTTATTTGAACGTTCTAAATAAAGAGCATATACCTTAAGAAATGAAACTAAGTCAGGATATGTCGATTGGACATGTTCAGGTATTAAGTCATCTATGTATGATGATATATTATATTTACCTAGGCCAGCCATTAGTTAGCCACCGTTGTATAGTCAATACCAGCAGTTGTACCACCAGTAGCCATAGTATCTATCTCTCCTGTTATCGTTGCGGTTGAGGTATTAATTGTTAATAATTCATTTCTTGTAGGTGACACATCAGATGATGCTGGCTTAACAGTCACGTCAATTGTAGTTGAGCCTGTAGGTAATGCAGTTGGTTGAAATGAGTTAAGAGTAACTATTCCAGACTCTTCATTCACATCACCAACATTTGCACTTTGTACTAAACCATCTGTATTAACTATTTGAATAATTCGTGTATCACTTGAGCTATCATAATAGTCTTTAAGTTTACAATCAACACCACCAAATGTGAATACGGTTGAAGTCAAATAAGCACCAGTAGTACCTGTAGTAGCATCAATATCAGTTAATGCTTGATTAAATTTAAGAGTATATTTAGTTGCTGTACCAAGAACAGGTGTAATTTTTTTGGTCATTTTTACACGAGTGATATTAGATATAATAGCAATATTAGTATCATCAATCTTTTTACCAACATTTGAATCTCTATATACTCCATTAAAACTCTTAAGGGTATCATTATTATATGCCACGAGTGTA